CTGACGTACTCTGGCTTATGCAAGCTGTCGCCTTTAATGCAGCCCCAGAAATGGGAGGTCAAACCAACACAAACGTCCTGCTCTGTCTTCGCCCTTGACAACAGGCAACCGCAAACTCGCAAGAGACTGCCACGAACCGTTGGTGAGATACTTATACAACAGTGGCCTGCTGATCCACGCTGTGAAGCGTCAGGCAGGGGGGAAGCGACTCACTCAGGTGGGCGTTGAATTGAGTACCAAGCCTTCGGGCTTTTGCTACGGCAGACGTAAGCGTCAGGGTGTATAAGGCTCTGGGGGATTTGCGGGGGAAAAAGGGCGATTGCGCCTAAAATTCGTGTCAGCAGAAAAAACTGTAAGGAAATCAAATGGATAACCTATCTGAGAAGCCCTGCCGCTGTGGTGACACAATGGGTGAGGTCATAGGCTTTCAGGAGCGAGTAACAGACGGTGAAATGGTTAAATACCGTGTGTGCTGGTACTGCCCAGAGTGTCATGCCACTGAGAAAGCAATAGGCCGAGAAACGTATATTGATACAAACTGATTCAACTTAGTAAACAAAAAGTGTTGACTTTCTAATTAGAATAGGTATAATGTAATAGTCAGATTACCTGACACGTTCTTTAATAATTACATCTAAGGAGAAAACTATGGATTATCCAAAGCCATTGAGTTTAGAGGTTGGCTGTAAAGTTAGCTGGCGTACCTATTCAACTTTACATGAAGCAAAACAAGCTGCTGAAGTAGCCAAATATGATGCAGAAGAAGCTGAAGCGATGGGGTTTGATTTTGGTTATTTAATTCCCAGTAGTATTCGCAAAAACGAAGACCATACTTTTACGGTGGTCTGCCCATAAATAAGAATGCCTCCTTCGGGGGGCATTTTTATAATTGATACAAACTGATGTAAATTAGTAAACAAAAAGTGTTGATCTTGGTATGTGGTTCAGGCAATATCATCACAACAACAGGAGAATGACATGAAAGAACTAACCCTTATAGCTGCTTTAATTATTACCATTGCTGGCATGAGCTTCGCTGGCAAGTTTGACCGTCAAGAGGCTGAACGCGCCTCTGCTGAGTACACCGAGATGGTGTGCCTGTTCAAAGAAACCAGTGGTGAGTTCGGCTGGCCTGACTTCAAAAACCTTAAAATTACTTGTGGAGAGTAACATGAGCTTAATTGACGCGATTGACGCTAACTTAGAAGACTTGGTAGACCCTAAGAACCGTTGTGTAGAAGCCACGGACGCAGCCGCTAACGAATTAGTTATTGCTGCGACTGAGGAAAGCCCTGACGAGCTTCAAGAGCTAATGTTTCATGAAAGCTCAAACGCTGTATACGCGCAGTTCCATGTTGATATGGCTAAAGCATTTGCTGGTAAGATGAGCCACGATGACTTCTTCATCAAGTATGAGCATTATTTTGACATAGCCAAGCGCTTCATAATGGACGACTTGGATTCTAAAATATGGAACAGGTACGTTGACCTGCATGATGTGCCAGTGTTAGATATGCACGATTACAACGGTGTCCGTAGGGAGGACTTCTAATGTTTAGTTTAGCTCGTAACGGTGAAAGGTTTGGCTACTGCGCCAAGGACAAGGCAGGCATTGAGAAGTACCGTGGCTGGTACATAGACGATCATGTTGTAGCAGAAGCGGCGCAAATCCAGCTTAGACTGTGGAATGAGTCTAAGACTTCTTTACTCCAGTCAGAAGCAGAGCAGGTGGCTCGTGACACGCTTGAAGAGCAAATCACCATTGTGGAGGTCTAATGGCTAAGGTACGAAACATCAAACGCTGTGAAGGCTGTCCTAAGTGGATACGCTCCACTAAAGAAATTGTCTTTTGTGAAGAATGCACACGGCTTAATGCAATGATAAATTCTTTGTGGAAGACTCCTGACATTGCAGGCGTTGAGTCATGTTAAGACCACATCAAGAAGTAGCCGTAGAGGCTTTAAGGCAGTCTCTACGCAAAGGTAAGATGCGACCCTTGCTGGCAGCGCCTTGTAGTATGGGTAAGACGATGATAGCAGCCCACATCATGATGAACGCAGCAGAGAAAGGTATACGGTCTGTGTTCTTCTGTGATAGGGTTAAGTTAGTTTCCCAAACCACTGACACGTTCGAACGTCTAGGAGCTTCATACAGCGTCTTACAGGGTGATGACCCAAGGTACGACCCTAGTAAGCTAATTCAAATAGCGTCCATCCAGACGGCTGTACGGAGGAATCACCTACCTTTTGGCCTAGCCATAGTGGATGAGTGCCACACCATGTACAAAGGATTGGTGGATGGGTTTATGAAGCGCTACGACAACGTACCCTTTATCGGACTTAGCGCCACGCCCTTTAGCAAGTCGCTTGGTTTGCATTGGGACGATCTGATAGTCACCACCACTACTAGACAGCTACTGGATCAAGGCTGGCTCTGTCCTACTGATTATTACGTTGGTAAGTCCATAGACCGCAAAGGCATCAAGACTAAAGCCCTAGCAACTGGTGGCTCAGACTATGACCCAGAAGCATTGGGTAAGGCCATGATGGACGATGACACGTTCAATGGCGACATTGTGGAGAATTACCGCAAGCATTCCAATGACCTTCAGAGAAAAGCCATAGCCTTTAGTCCATCTGTGGCACACTCCAAGTCAATGGTAGAAAGGTTCAACGCTGCTGGCATCCCTGCATTGCACATAGATGGTTACATGGGTGATGAGGAGCGGAAGTACATCTACGATGACCATAGGTCGGGACGGTGCAAAGTCTTGTGCTGTAGCCGTCTCCTCGGTGTAGGATACGATGATCCTTCGGTGGAGATACTGATAGACTGCTTCCCCACTAAGTCTCCTATAGCCTTTGTACAGAGGGCAGGTAGAATCTGGCGCATCGCTGAAGGCAAAAATAAGGCGACGTATCTTGACCACGCATCCAATCTAAAGACTTTTGGCTTTCCAGAAGACATAGTTCCGTCTAAGTTGGACGACGGCACTCAAAAGTTTTCTGAGCGTCAGCAACTCAAAAAAGACGAGCGTGAGAAGATAACCAGAGACTGCCCTGTGTGTTCAGCAGCGTTCCAAGGCAGGGCTTGTGCTTGTGGATATACCATCCCATCAAGAGACCCTGTGTTCAAGGATGATGGCACAATGCTTAAGAAAGCAGGTAAAGACTTCAAGGTAGAAGACAAGTCAGCATGGATGGGTCAGTTTGTACAATACGCTAAGGATCATAATTACGCAGAAGGCTGGGCTAGTCACAAGTATAAAGAGAAGTTTGGTGTATGGCCCAAGGGAGTCGATAGAACTCCAAAGCCAGTAACCAACGAAGTAAGAGGGTTCATCACCCACACCAACATCAAAAGGAGAATGGCAAATGATAGACCTAGAACGTATTCTTGGTAGTTTAGATAAGGTTAGAAGGTCAGGTAAGAACTATGTAGCCTGCTGTCCGGTACATGGGGACAACAACCCTTCAATGTCCATCAAGGAGGCAGAAGATAAGGTTTTGATGTACTGCCACGCCTGCGGTGCTAAAGGCCCAGAGATAGTCCAAGCCCTTGGCATGAAGCCAGACGTACTGTTTGATAAGCCATTCAAGACGGAATATGACCGTCACTGGCTGTTAAACAAGAAAGCCGATTGGGATGACACCATGCTTATGATGGCGCATGAAACACTATCTCAAGGCAAAACAATAAGTTATAATGACTACAAGGAAATAAAGCAGTCATTGGCTCGTAGAGAACAACGCAGGAAGCTAAGACTGCCGATATTATTTAACATGGACATCGCATTATGAAAGACAACTCTTGGATTAGCGAAAGAATCCAGAAGGAAACAGAAGAGTTCTTGGCTAAGGGCGGGAAGATTAAAGTCTTTCCTCCTCAGTCATTCAGTAAGGGTCATGAAAACAAAGCCCTGCGTGAAGAGACCTTTGCCAAGTACACGGCTAAGAAGAACAAGTCATGATACAATCAGGAAAACCCTACAGGAGCTAGACAAGTGAATCCAAACGGACGGCCTCCAAGAGTCTTTACTGAGGCTGAGATACAAGAGACAAAGGAACTTGCTGACGTATTATCTCAAAAGCAGTTAGCCGACTATTTGGGCTGTACTCCTGAGACTCTACGCTCAGCTTTTAAGCGCCAACCGGAACTTTCTGAGGCATACCGCAAAGGCAAGGCTCTTGGGATAACCAAGATAGCTAAGTCACTGGCTGCGAAGGCTTTGGATGGTGACATCGCTGCTGCTAAGTTCTACTTGTCCCACCAAGCTGGATGGTCAGAGGTCAAGCGTACTGAGGTTACTGGTAAGGATGGTGACCCCATTGAGATTGATATGCACTGGACTATTGAGGTGGTGGAATGAGTACAGGGCCGTGGGAAGGTGGCAAAGGCTCAAGGCCACGCAAGTACAAGGTTCAGAAGTATTTAGACAACTACGACAGGATATTCGGAAATGCCAGCAAGCAAGAAGAAGGGCAAGAAGGGCATCAGCGAAAACATCAAGATAGAGATGGCAGCGGGGAAGCCTCAGAAGCAGGCGATAGCCATAGCTATGTCAAGGGCGAAGCGTAAGAAGGCGACCGTCGAATAAATGCCTAAGATGCAAATCCCCAAGAAGCTCAGGCGGTTTATAGACACGCCTAAACGCTTCAAGATTGCCATAGGTGGGCGAGGCTCAGGTAAATCAATGAGCTTTGCTGATATGTGCCTGATGGACGCACAGACCAAGGGGATTAAGACTGCCTGCTTCCGTGAGTTTCAGAACAGCATAGATGACTCAGTTCATGCCCTACTCAAGTCAGAGATAGAGCGACTCAACCTCCAAGGGTATGAGATACAAAACAACCAAATCCTCTTGAATGACGAACCAGCGTTTAAGTTCCGTGGTCTAGCCAGAAACCCAGAGGGCGTGAAGTCAATGCACGGCTTCCAACGGTTCTGGGTTGAAGAAGCCCAGACCATCTCCTTTAACTCCCTCAAAGCCCTAACGCCTACTCTCCGTGAGGAAGGCTCAGAGATATGGTTCAGCGCCAATCCCCGATCAAGTGTGGATGCGTTCAGCCAGAGGTTCATCAAGCCGTATGAGAAGCAGCTTCGTAGGGATGGTTTCTATGAGGATGACTTGCACCTAATCGTCATCATCAACATCACTGACAATCCCTTAGCCCCTGATGTCCTCAAGCAAGAGATGGAGAATGACCGAGCTTTGATGTCTCCTGCTTTGTTTCAGCATATCTGGGAAGGTGAGTACTACGACTCCGTTGAAGATAACATCATTCCTACCGAGTGGTATGACGCAGCCATAGATGCACACATCAAGCTAGGGTTCGAGCCGTCAGGTGCGTTGATAGCCTCACATGACCCATCTGATGAGGGTGGCGACAGTAAGGGCTTTGCTTTACGGAAAGGCTCGGTAGTTTTAGAGGTGTGTGAAAAGGTAACAGGCGATTCAGGCGAAGGCATGGACTGGGCGTTGCAGAAGGCACGGCAATCACAAGCTGATTGGTTTGTGTGGGACTGTGACGGTCTAGGTATCTCTCTCAAGCGTCAGGTAGACCAAGAGCTTGAATCTACTGCGATGCAGAAGCACCAGTTCCGTGGGTCAGAGTCACCTGATGATGCCGCTGTACCGTATAGTGGTTCAGACTCCAAGACCAACAAGGACACGTTCTTCAATAAGAGGGCGCAGTATTGGTGGAAGCTAAGGGATAGGTTTGAAGCTACCTACCGAGCCGTAGTGAAGGGTGAGTACGTCAACCCTGATGATATAATCTCCCTATCCTCTGAAATTGACGTTTTAGATCAATTGCGAAGTGAAGTGTGCAGAATACCGCAAAAACGCTCAAACAATGGTAAAATCCAGATTATGTCGAAGATAGACATGGCGAAGAAGCCGTATGAGCTGCCGTCTCCTAACATGGGTGACGCGCTTATGATGTCAATGTTTTCACCAAAGGCAGTCCAGAAGCAGGCTGTCAAAATCAATTTTAAGGGCTGGGGCTAATGGCTACCTACGAAAACGGATACGAAGAGAAAGAAGAATCGGCACAGATGACCGAGGATGATCTGTCTTATAAAGACAAATACGATGACCACCAAAGCGTGTTGAATCTTCTCTCAGCGTGTCAGGAGGCAGACCACGACAACCGTGAGATGTCTCGTGAGTCGCACCTGTTCCTTGATAAGAGGGATGGTCAGTGGGAACCGTACTGGTGGGAAGCTAACCAGAACAAGCCACGCTACACCTTTGACAACGTGAATCCTATCGTGGATCAAGTGGCCTCAGAGATTGAGCAGGCTGACTTTGATATTCGTGTCAGTCCCGCTGGTGGCAACGCTACTAAAGACATAGCCTCTACCTACGATGGCTTGATCCGCAACATTGAAAACATCTCCAACGCTAAGCAAGTCTACTCACAAGCAGCCAGAGGCATGGTTACTGGTGGCTTTGATGCGTGGCGTGTCAGTCAGAAGTTTGCTGATGACAACTCATTCGATCAGGATATTGTCATTGAGAAGATTGGCAACCCAGTAGACCGAGTATGGTTTGACCCTGCTGCGGAGCTACAGGATAAGTCAGACTCAAGGTATGCGTTTGTCCTGCATCCTATGGCGATTGATGAGTACCAACACAGATGGCCCGAAGGTTCTGAAGAGTCAGTCCCTGATGACCGTGAGGGTGATGCTTACTACGACAAGGCTGAAGCTATTGTTGTTGGTGAGTTCCTTTATGTGGAGTCAGAAGAACGTGAATTGGTCATGATGTCCAACGGTCAGACCCATGAGGTCAATGAAGACTTTGAGAAGGTTGTAGATGACCTAGCCATGATTGGAGTCACAGAAGTTCGTAGAAGGACTCGCAAGGTACACAAGGTCTGCTCAAGGTTCTTTGATAACAAAGATTGGCTAGAAGATGACCGTGAGACTGTGTTCAATAGAATCCCTGTCATTCCTGTGTACGGCAACTTCAAGATATTCGAAGGCAAGACTCTGTACTGGGGCGTGGTTGAGAAACTACTAGACCCGCAGAGGGTATTGAACTACGCCATGTCTCGGTCTATTGAGGAAGGCGCGTTAGCTCCAAGGGCTAAATACTGGATGACTCCTGCACAAGCTGCGGGACATGAAGACCAGATAGCCACGTTAAACACTAACTCTGATCCGGTGCAGTTCTTCAACCCTGATCCTGAGTTTCCGTCTATCCCACAACAGCAAGGCGGTGCGGTAGTCAACCAAGGCTTGAACCTAATCGCTCAGTCTATGCAGGGCATGATTAACGCCACTGCGGGTATGTTTGCAGCTAACATGGGCGACAACCCCAACGCTCAGTCTGGTGTAGCTATCCAGAAGCTCCAGAACAAGGGCGACAATGGCACGTTTAAATACAGCCGTTCAATGGAAATAGCTATAGCCGCTACAGGCAGATTGATTAAGGACGCTATCCCCAAGGTCTACGACACTGCAAGGACTGTCCGTGTGCTGAAGGAAGACGAGTCCTTTGACATGGCTAACCTCAACCAACAAGTCATAGACAACCAAACAGGTGAGATTGTCACTGTTAATGATCTGTCCGTTGGTTCGTATGACGTTATCTGTAAGGCAGGCCCAAGTTTCAAGAACCGTCAGGAAGAGACTATTGAGGCTATTGTCTCACTGGCTCAGGTTGATCCTTCCATCATGCAGATAGCTGGCGACCTAATGCTACAGAGTGTTAATACTCCTGCGGCCTCGCAGATAGCTGAGAGGAAGCGGTCGCAAATGCTCCAACAGGGTTTAATCCCTCAGTCTCAGATGACTGAAGAAGAAGTCATGGAGATGCAGCAAGCCCAGATGGCGGCTCAAGGCCAGCAAGCACCAGACCCTGCAATGGTTCTAGCACAGGCCGAGCAGATGAAGGCCGAGGCCGAGATGCTTAGGTCGCAGATAGAAATGGAGAAGCTGAAGAACGAGCAAATGAAGATTCAGCTAGAGGCCCAGAAGCTCAGTATTGAAGCCCAGAAGGTACAAGGCTCAATGATGAATGAGCAAGCTAAGGGTCAGGTAGATGCGTTTGAAGCTGAGACAGACCGTATGAATACACAGATCAAAGCCGAGCAAGCTGGCGCTACCATTGACCATACTCAGATCAAGTCTTTCGGTGACCAACTGGACAACCAGAAGAAGATGTCTGACATGATGAACGAAGAGATGGCTAAAGCTAGGTTGCAAGGAAGTTCTTTGCGTCAAATTGGCTAAACAGCCATAATCAGCTCTGTAACCATATCATCTAGCTTATCCCACAACTCCTCAATGATAGGGCCATCTCCGGCCCTGTCAGCCTCTATTAGCTGTCCTATCACATCAAACAGAATGTCGTGCATCTGCTCTGGGTCATCTGTTTCGAATATTTCGAATAAGTCGCTCATAAGTCCTCCGTGGCGTATCTCGCTATTAGTTAGCCTAATTTACTACTAAGTATTGATTATTACCACATTATGCTATAATCGCCACAGGCCACCTGACCTATTCAGGGCATTTACCTATAAAGGGCATATTATGAGCAAGCTGCAACCAGAGGATAACTACGAGTACGAATCTGAGGAAGACGTAACCACAGAGACGGAGGTAGAAGAGACTGAAGATTCTGTTGAGGAACAGGATACCGAATCAGCACCGGAGGCGGGGGAGACCCCAGAGAAACATATCACGTTCAGCGAAGACCAGCAGCGAATACTTGATGAGGCTGTAGGGAAGAAGGTTTTCAAGCTCCGAGAGAAGGAGCGGGAAGCAGAAGCCCTGAAGAAGCGGCTTGAAGAGTTAGAGGCTAAAGTTCCTGAACAGAGGCGACCTAACGTCCCAGCAATACCTGATCCGTTTGCAGTATCCGATGAGGAATACAGACGGCAATTGTATTTAAGGGATGAGGCACTCAAACAAGCTATTGCGTTCGACCAGCAACAGCAAATGCTGAAACAGCAACAAGAACAAGTGCGGTATCAGCAAGCACAAAAGCAGCAAGAAGTAATGACCGAGAGGGTTCAGTCTTACTCCCAAAAGGCCACAAGTCTAGGGATTAAGTCAGAAGATTTACAGGTAGCAGGTAACACGGTAGCGCAGTTTGGCATTCATGATGATTTAGTCCAGTACATTCTGGAAGAGGATCAAGGGCCATTGATTACTACTTACCTCTCTAAGAACCTTTTGGAGCTAGAGAAGCTGCGTGAGATGTCGCCCACACAGGCGGCTGTTTATGTAGCAACAACGGTCAAGCAGAAAGCTGCTGCTCTTAAACCCAAGGTAAATAACGCTCCTGATCCATTGGAGCAGCCACACGGCGCTGGCAAAGCCCCCAAACCTAGAGGGCCACAAGGCGCAATATTTGAATAGGAAAATTTAGCATGGCTAACAATCTCAATAGTAACGTCACTCGGAAAGTCGCTCGTGTCTTTCTTGATGCCTTTGAAGCATCACGAGTGCTAACCAAGACTGTCAACACTCAACTGTTGTCAGGCAAGTTCAACCCTTCATCGGGTTCAAACGTAGACTTCAAGCGTCCACACGACTATAACAGCATCCGTACTACTGGTGGTGATATCAGCGGTTCTGATAAGTCAGACATCATTGCAGGTAAGGCAACTGGTACAGTACAGGACTACTTCACAGCCGCTACTGAGTGGGGCAACGTCGAAGAGGCATTGGAACTCGACCAGCTTGACCAGATCCTTGAGCCTATGGCGCGTCGCATTGTGACTGACCTTGAGCTTGATCTTGGTTCATACATGAACAAGAACGCTTCACTCAAGTATGGTACTCACGGTAATGCCGTTGATGCTTGGGGCGACGTAGCAGGTGCTGGTGCATTGATGGACTCAATCGGCGTTCCTATGAGCGACGAGAAGTACTACATCATGAACCCATTCACTACTACTGCGCTGTCCTCAGCTCAGAACGGTCTGAATGCGGCTGATGGCCTTGTTCGTACAGCATGGGAAAAAGCACAGATCAGCCAGTCTTTCGGTGGCATGATGGCGCTTACTTCTAACGCACTGCCTAGCTACACTTCAGGTACTACTACTGACCGTGAAGGCGCTTTGGCTACTGCTCCTGACGCAACTTACGTCACAGCTAAAGACACTATGACTCAGGTTCTTTCTTTGAGCGGTCTGGGTACTGGTACTATCAAAGCTGGTGACATGGTAACTATCGCAGGCGTTAACCGTCTCAACGTAGCTACTCGTCAGCCTATGCTTGACGCTTCAGGCGCTGTTGTTCCTTGGACTGGCACTGTACTCGAAGATGTGACTATCGCTGGCAACGCTGCGACTATCACTGTTTCTGGTGCTGCTATCTACGAAGCTAACGGTCAGTACAACAACGTAGACGCTGCTCCTGCACAGGCTGCGGTTGTAACGATCCTTGGTGCTGCTTCAACTCTGTACCAGCCTAACCTCTTCTACACGAAGCAGGCGTTCGGCATGGGTACTGTTAAGCTACCTAAGCTCTACTCAACTGACACTATCGCTACTACTAGCGACGGTATGTCAATCCGAGTATCTAAGTACGCAGACGGTGACGCTAACACGCAAAAGATTCGTTTCGATTTGCTTCCGGCGTACGCCACATTTAACCCCTTGTTTGCCGGAAAGGGCTTTGGGGTCTAGCGACTGACTGAGGATGGGGGCTTCGGCCCCCTGATTCTTTATGGCAAAACCAAGTAAAGGCAAAGCTAAGGTCAAAGTCACCAAGTCTGGAAAGAAAGTTTCTTACGGACAATCTGGCAAAGCAAGTGACGGTGGGCCACGAGTACGCGCTGGTACTAAGAAGGGCGACTCATACTGTGCTAGATCATTAGGCATCAAGAAAGGATTGCCTAAAGAGAAGCAGAACGATCCTAATACGCCAAACAACCTAAGTCGCAAGCGCTGGAAGTGTAAAGGCGCTAAATCAGCAAGGTACGAATAATGGCTGGACTATACGAAAACATTCACAAGCGCAGGGCTGCAAAAAAGAAGTCAGGCGGTAGAATGCGTAGCGCTGGCGAAACAGGCGCACCCACGGCTCAAGCGTTTAAAGATGCAGCTAAGACTGCTAAGAAGCGCAACAAAGGAGCAACGTACGAATAATGGCTACTGTCGCTCAGGTTGCAAAGGCATCCCTACAGAGGATACTGGTACAGGCATCTGAAGCTCCTCTTGAGCCAGATGAGTACCAAGACTATATCTTCGCACTAAATAATTACATGGCTCAGCTAGATGCTCAGGGCATTATGCTGGGTTATACCGTGGTTGATAGCCTCGGTGATGAAGTCACAGTACCCACTGGCGCATTGAGAGGCATCATCGCTAACATGGCG